AATGTAAATATGATACATACCACTAAGCTAACCAGAGATGTGTTCATAGAGAAATACTGGGTGCCGCGGATCAAGTATCTATTTGAGGAGTTGAAGCTACCCAAGCAGCTTTTATACTCAGTGAGTAACGGTTCTACTTACCTATCCTTGCTGTGCTGGGCAGAGCTTAAGATACATGCGACTACCCCGGACTACGCGATTGAGGAAATATTTCGGGCTACAGAGGAAAACTGGCGATTTCCTCTGATGGACTATCTGCAAACCATAACAGGTACGGATACTCTGTTATTACTAGCGTCGCGTACGCATACAGCCTGCCAATATTTATTAACTCGACCTCCGGCTGAATTACAGCAAGCCCTGGATGCTTATAAAGCTGAAGACTATAAACCCAGTGTTGCGCTTCGCGGTCAGTTTGCTTCTCGCGAAGCGTGGTTTGATAGCTCCCAAACGTTGGTAGGGTGTATCAAAGCATTGCATGTGCTGAAAACAGGAACAGGGGATTTTGGCAAGGATCTATCCGCAACTGTTCTGAAAAGCTCGCGTATTCGTAGCTGCGGGATCTGTGATTCTCCTGAGTATACCTTTGTAGCCCTTACAGAGCACAGTCTGTGCCTCAACTGCTTAGGGGTATTGTACCAGGCTTGGGAGCATTCCCAGACTGCGTCTGACAGCGACTTAAAGCATAAAGCTCTGAGCGCATCTCACGCTGTTATTAAAGACGTTTACCTTAACGCGTTAAAACGACGCGTAAAGGAGACAGCATGAGTGCTTATCGGTGTCCGTGCTGCCACCAAATATGTTCAGCATCATCTTCCTCCCCCATTGATAACTTTCATATATGCTTAACGTGTTATTATATGATGACGCTGTTCATATTAACACTATCCGATGCTACGTTGAAGTATTGGTTGATGGCGCCACGATTCGCAGACCGAAGACGGCTATGGTTCCGTGAGAGATGTTTAGCTGTATTGCGCAGCAGGCTAAATACGCGGCCACGACGGCGACATGACTGGCCGCGTATTTGCCACGGCACAATTAAAATCAGTCGTACTACCGCGGACTTTTATTGGACATTAAATCCTGAGACATCAGGAAGGTTAGTGTGGAAGCGTGGTTTGTATGACATGAGTAAAGCTGATGTTCTGCACGGTTATACGTATCCAGCCATGGCTGCGAAGGACCGGGCTTTCTTTGCTGACATGCTATGGTTTCGTGGTTGGAGGGATGTCTGGTCCTTCCCTGAAGTAGCACGAATTAGCTTATTCTTTCGCAGACATCACATAGCTTTTGAATTACAGGAGGATATATGAGTATTCCTGAAGAACGAGAATTAGCTAAACGGGTTTATAAATCAGTCCTAGGAAACAATCATCGCACACTACGCAAATTGTTGCGTCGCGGGGCTTCGACTATGTATAGAGCAGCGTTTTCCGATGAGACTGCTCTACATGTCGCAGCATCACGCGGGCTCTCCGGGGTAGTCCGCCAGTTGATTCGTCATGGCGCTGATGTTAATGCCCAGACAAAACACGGATGTACTCCTTTGTTTAATGCCATCGTGGCAACGCACCCGAACATCATTAAAATATTGATTCAGGCGAAAGCAAATCTGTTTGAGCCTTATCGGTCATCTTTCATGCCTGATATTGCGTCTGCCGCCTTGCTGCGACTCTGTTCATTAAATCTTTCACCGGAGCTAGTTGGGTCTGCTCGCGAGCTTGCAGTGGTTAATTTTGTACTGGCATTGTTTTCTGATGCAGACATAAAATACAGGCTCTTACTCTGTACTGAGCGCAGAGAAATTCAAACAGCCGTAGTGTTCCAGGCACTCCTGATGGCTGAATTAAAACGCCGATGTGTTATGAGGGAGGCTGCATGATCAGTAATGATGAATATCATCGAGAGCGGCTGAGAAACGTCAAGCCTTATCAGTTACCTGAGCGGCTATATCACGCCATTGATAATGCTCATTTATTAGGCGAAGCTCTGTATTTACTCAAGCATTATGAGATACCTATGACTTACTGTAATCTTGCTGGTGAAGGTTATCTGCATCTAGCTGCTCGTCGGTTAAATCTGCAGGTCATGAAAGCACTGATTACAGTAGGCTGTGATCTGGAGCAACGAGACCTGCAAGGACGTACTCCGTTGTGGCTGGCTGTGACTTATCCTTTTGCTACAGGCACACGTATATTATTAGAAGCAGGCGCAAACCCGCATACAGAAACTTTTCATGGCACGCCTCTGGTGCGGGAGGTTGCACTGCATCTCAAATACTCTAATTCAAATATAGCTGATACTTATGCTATTTTCATGCAGTATGTATCGACAGCTTATCTGAAAACTGTGATTGTGAAAAATCAAATAGGTGAAACAGCACGTGCATTGCTGCTGCAGGAACTGAAAACTCGAGCAATTCAGGATACTTACAGGAGGCAACTATGAATAGTTCTTGATTTTTCGTCAATCCTCTGTATAGTTAAAGTATAAGCTATACGGAGGAAGAATGAGAATATTACACTTGGCTGATATACATATCGGAAAAATACATAAGGAGACAGTGGATGATTTTATAGCAAAGACACAAAACCAGAAGTTCGATGTCGCTGTTCTAGCCGGTGACTTGTTTCATTCATCCTTATTGTTTGAAGATGACGGTAGTCATCAGGCAGTTAATTTTGTTAGCTTCCTGACGACTATCGCCTCTCAGATAATTATCATCAAAGGAACTCCATCACACGATTGTGAGAATTTGGAATCTCTATACAATTTCCTCAATGATTTAGACAAGGGCCACCGGGTGGCCCTCGCATTGGGGTCCACCGAGGTTGGCGACTTCTGTTGTATTCCTGAACCAACATTACAGACGATTACAGAGACGACTAAGTTGTTGGCCTCGACAAAATGCAAATTTTGTTTGTTCCATGGGAACATAGAGTCTGCGAAATACCCCTCAGGTATAGAGGTAGATGCTACCTCGGAGTGTTGTATAAAGAAAAGCATGTTCAAGAAGTTCTATACAGTCTTCGGCGGACATATACATAAACAGCAAAAGATCGCTGGCTTGAAGGCCTATTATGCAGGCTCATTGGGTCGTTGGCAATTCGGAGAAGAGGATCCTAAGGGCTTTTATATACATGAGGGGTCTCCTTCTGACATGAAAGCCACATTCGTAGAAGTACACTCTCCTGAGTATAAGACACATTATATAAATGTAGAAGACCTGGAGGCCTTTGTAACGGCACATCCAACTCCCACACCTGTGAAGGTTGTTATTACTCAGCCTTTGAAGAAAACAATGACGATCCCGAAGCACATCAAAGTTGAAGCCCGGGTATCCTCAGAATCCGTAACGGAAAATGAAACGCTGATTAAGCTGTCCCAGTCAGACTCCAGTATGAAGGAGAAAGCAAAAATCTACATACAGGAGAAGCTCAAGATTGTGATTACTCCTACCTTGGCAGCAGCGTTAGATCAAGTGATGCCTGGGGAGTAGTCCTTCTCCTCGGAGGACTAGTGCGGCTTGCGGATGCGATTGAAAGTACATTAAAGATTACGAAACACTCAAAATGCCTTAAATGTTCTTTAGCAGATTCAGTATTTGTTCCTCCAACACTGGAGGCAGAGGCTGAAATTCTACTGGTTGGTGAGGCTCCCGGTAAAACAGATTCTAAAGAACGAAAACCTTTTGTCGGGCGAGCAGGGACGAAGCTCAAGGAATACTTGACTAAGTATGAACTGCTCGAGAGAGTATCAATTTCAAATGTTGTGAAGTGTTGGCCATCAACACCTGAGGGGCAGAACAGAACTCCCACAGTGAAAGAGATGAACATGTGTGGTGATATGTTCATTAAAGAAGAGATAGCCTCTCTTGCAAAACTACGTTTAGTAGTATTGATGGGTAATACAGCATTTTCGTACTTCTTTCCAAAAAAGAGCTTCACAAAATGTCGTGGGCATATTCTGCGTGAGGGGAATATGTCTTATTTGGTCACACTACACCCATCAACGTGCATATATGATAAAGCCAGGGAAGCGGAGTTTGAGAGGAACATTAAAAAGATTAAAGACTTCTTAGAGGATAATCTCTTCGCCAAACGTGATTATCTTATAGTTGACAATGTCGAGACGCTTCGCTCTATTAAGAACGAGATCCTAGCGGCAAGATTGGTGGCCGTAGATATTGAAACCAGTGAGATCCCCGAACGTAGGAATACAGAGCCTTTGGTGTTAAAGACCTTTGCGATTTCAACTGCACCTAATAAAGCTTATGGCTTCTTTTATGAGTGTGTGAAAACACTGTCAATCGAATATCGTAATGAGGCGTGGGACATGCTGAAGACCTTACTAGAGGATCCCAGCATTACCAAGGTATTTCATAATGCTAAGTTTGAATATACACAATTCTCCCTACGTGGTTGCACACCTGTAAATTTCCGAGATACCATGCTGGAATCCTACCTACTGGATGAGTCACGTGCTTTTAATTCATTAAAATATCTGGCATCGTTATTTACCGAAGGCTACGAGGATATAGTCACAGACTTCAGCGAAAACACAGACCTTGATAAACTCGTCAGATATAACTGTGAAGACGCTGATTTAACTATGCAGATTCATCAACGATTTTTCACATCAGTGAGTAAAGATGCAGGACTGATGAAAGTGTATGATGAATTAATGATTCCTGGTGTTCATGTGTTCAGTACTATGGAGCGAAATGGCGTAACGCTGGATCTTGAATATTCTAAAAGACTCAGAGAGGTTTTATTAGATCAGGTTGCTACTGTAGAAGAACAGCTATATAGTCAGTATCACAACCTCCGGTTTATTAATCTTGATTCCACACAACAGCTCAGTGACTTCATATTTAATCAGTTAGGACTCACCCCTCTTCACAAATCGAAAAAAACAGGACAGGCTTTACTCAGGAAGGAAGATTTAGTACTGCTTGAGGAACAGGGGTTGCTTATTGCTCGGTTATTGTTGGAGAGAAAGCGGTTAGTTAAACAGTTAACAACCTATACGGAATCCTTAGCTAAGAAAGCAGGAACAGATAAAAAGATTAATTCATCATACAGTATGATAGGCACAGTCACGGGGCGTTTGGCAAGCTCAGGACCTAATCTGCAGAACATTCCTCGAGATAAAAAAATAAAGAAGATGTTCACTGCCAGTCCAGGGCGTGTGTTGCTTCAAGGTGACTTTTCACAGGCTGAGCTTCGTATAGCCGCTAGCTTCGCGGAAGATCCTATGATGATTAAAATTTATGCTGCGGATGGCGATATCCACACCAGCACTGCAGCAACTGTAAAAAGCGTCTCAGAAGATGCAGTAACTAAAGACGATAGGCAAGCAGCAAAGGCTGTTAACTTCGGCTTTGTATATGGCATGCAGGCTGAAGGCTTTAAGATTTACGCAAAATCTTCTTACAGTGTTGATATTTCGTCATATGATGCCCATCAGTACAGACAACGTTATTTTGATAAGTATGCAATGCTGCCTGTGTGGCATGACCGCACCAAAGCATTTGCAATGCAGCATGGTTATGTAGAAACGCCTTTCGGGAGAAAACGTAGATTACCTGATGTCTTTTCTTCTCAACAGGGCCTTAAGAATAAAGCATTGCGTCAATGTATTAATGCTCCTGTGCAGGCTACAGCATCTGACTTATGTATTTACACTATGATAAACATGCAGAAATACATAGAGAGATCTAAGATGGACAGTAAATTAATTCTGACAGTTCATGACTCCATTGTATTTGACACATGCTCAAATGAAATGGATGATTTAATGTTCTTCATGCTAGACTTAGTTGCTGATATGCAGAACCGTTTTGAATTCTTAAAGGTTCCCATGAAGATGGATTTTGAGTCCGGTCCAAGCTGGGGCGAACTTGCTCCTGTAGACATGACGAGATTCCTGTAATAAGTTGAGTATATACTAATGACTATACTATTAACTAACAGGAGTACTTTATGGATTTAACCGGACTGAAACGCACGTTCTTCCTGAACATCGATGGTCAAGAACGCAGTATCGAGGCCAACCTCAGCGAGATTTTTGAAATCAACGAGGCCAACCTAAAAGATACTTTTCTGAAACACCCCGCAGTGGTAGCTTGGTTTACCACTGTCCTAGCCAGCTATCAGCGAGCATTAAACATTGAAAAAGATGCTCAGAAGGTGTTGGAAGCCTCGTTATATAAAACGAAGCGCGAGGAGCTCGAACTTGCAGGCAAGAAAGTGACTGAGACTCTATTGAATTCAGAGATTTATACAGATGACCGTTACAGTAAGCAGGTTAATCTTGTAAGGAATCTCGAAGAAGACGTATCTGTTCTCCAAGGCATTAAGTATGGGTTGGACCATAAACTCCAAATGCTTATTCAGCTTGGTGGATTGTATCGTAGTGAGATCACAGCGACAAATATGATCAACTTCAAATCTAATGATTAACTTACTCAACGTTACTGAATTTGAAGTATACTACTACATGTACACTACACTAAATAGGAGGAGTTTATATGGGACTCAATATTGATGCTCTGCAGGCAAACTGGAATCGCAAAAATTCCAAAACCTGGGGTCTAGATGATGGCGAGAACATCATTAGACTATTACCCCGTTCAGCTGCGTATTTTTCACCCACAGGCGATAATGGCTTCGCCTTCGAATTTTACACACACTACAAGGTGTCTGAATCTGCGCCTGTAGTTACCTGCCCTACAACCTTCGGCCAGAAATGTCCGATATGTGAGGTAGTAAAAAAACTCAGGAACTCAGAAAGCCCTGAAGATAAGCAGTTAGTCAATGACATCAAACGTGCAACTCGTTATTACTATAACGTGTTAAACTACAGCAACCTGGAATCAGGTGTTATTGTTTTGGAAACAGGTCCGATGGTTTACAAGCAGCTTATTAAGTTTATCCTCAGAAAGGAATGGGGCGATTTCTTGAGTGTCCAAACAGGACGTAATCTGATTGTTACTAAGACTCCACCACAGCATGCAAATGATTGGATGTCTTATAATGTTATGCCTGATCCAAATCCATCTAACGCAGAACAGTATCTGCTTGAAACGTGGAAAGACGATGTTGCTCGATTGGAGACCTTAATTGAGCCCGCTAAGAGTTATGAAGAACTTACTGCTCTTATAGATCCGACACAAGCAGCACCGCCTGTACATTATTCTACTCCTGCTCCAGCCGCAGCTCCTGTATATCAACCACAGCCTGCCGCAGCTCCTGCAGTACCGCCACAGCCTGCCGCAGCTCCTGCAGTACCGCCACAGCCTGCCGCAGCTTCTGTAGTTCAGCCTGAACCACAACCTGCCACAGCTTCTGTAGTTCAGCCTCAGTCCCAGCCTGTAGCAGCTTCTGTAGTTCAGCCTCAGTCCCAGCCTGTAGCAGCTGCTACAGCACAACCTGAACCACAGGCTTCAGAGGATGTTCCGGAGTTGGATGCTGACGGTATACCGACTTGTTTCGGTGTTAGTTTCTCACCAAGAGGGGCTAAGTGTCGATCCTGTAATCCAGAGCTGAAGAACAAATGTCGTCAGGCTTATCTGAACGACGGTGTTTGAGGCTAAGATTAGATGAATTCTAAACTAAGAACTGCCATTAATAAACATGTAAAAGAAGCCAGAGTAGGCATAGACGTAGTTGTCCCTTTCTTTATAGACAGTGGCAACTACGCTCTTAATTACATCCTCTCAGGCTCTTTGTTGAATGGATGGCCTGCTGGCAGAATCATCGAATTATTTGGTGATCCTGCTACAGGAAAATCCTTGCTGTTGGCTCATGCTATTGCAGATACTCAAAGAAAAGATGGCGTGGCAATTCTGGATGATGTAGAGAATGCTTTCTCTGCTGACTTTGGAAGGAAACTGGGGATGGACATTGATGAACTGATTCTTCTTAATTCAATGATGCTTGAAGATCACGTTACGAAAGTCGAAGTGACAGATGATGACGGCCGTAAGAAAGAGAAGAAGGAAAAAATCAGAGGTCATCTTAATACTGTTTCGGAGTTAGTCACCCTGGTTAGAAAAGAGGATACTAATTGTCCTATTTTTGTAGGCTTAGATTCCTTAGCGCAGCTCACAACTAAGCATGAGCAAGAAGTAGGTCTCGATGCAGTTGATATGTCCAAAGCTAAAGTTGTTAGGGCTTTCATGCGTCTTGTGGGCGGCGTTGTAGCAAAGCAGCAAGTCTGCTATGTAGCAACAAACCACTCAACGTCAACAGTAAGCTTGTATGGCCCAGCCACTACTACACCAGGCGGCACTGGAGTAAAATATTCAGCAACGCTTCGTGTAGAGCTGAAACTCAGAGATAAAATCAAAACAGCAAAAGGTAAAGTGATAGGTGTTATAACCAGAGCCAGATGTGTGAAGAATCGTGTTACTGCTCCTTTCAAAGAATGTGAGATAGAGATTTACTTTGATTCAGGTGCTGACAGATATTCAGGCTTATTCGATCTTCTTCAGCTTGAAGAAGTGGTTCAGCAGCCCTCTCCTGGCTGGTATTGCATTCCTGAGCTTGATCCTGACTTCGGTAAGAAAGACCTGAAAGAGTTAGTGAAATACCGAAAGGCTGATTTTATTGAACAGCTGCTAAAAACGGAAGAAGGCATTAAGAGGATAGATGAGGTTCTGAGAACTAAAGTTGTTGTCCTTGGTAAGTCCCCCATAGACTCATCCGATGATGTAGGGATGGATGACTAATGAGGCCAGGCGGGGGAGCAGAAAAAGGACATGCTTATGAGCGATTGTGCTGTCGAGCACTCGCTCGATGGATAAATGGATCAGATAAGATCTTATTGTTGTGGCGGACTGCGACATCGGGGGCGCACTTCACAACAACTAAAGGTGCTAAGAGTCAGGCAGGCGACATTGCGTGTGTCGCCTCGCCCGATGATCCTGGCTATGCAGAAGCTCTATGGTTCTCTACAACCTTTACTATGGAGTGTAAGCATACCAAGCCTGAGCTTATGCAGCTTGGTCATACTTCAGGTTTCGAGAAGCTATGGCGGCAAGCCTCTGACCAAGCACGTAATCTTAACAGAGAGCCTATTCTCTTTGGTCGGTTTAACAGCCGTAAAGAATTCATAGGCTTTAGTGATCTTATCGGCCAACAGCTTGAAACTCGAGTAAAAAAATATGTGACATATAGCTTCGATTCAGACTTAGAGCCTGTCACACTATTTCTATTGAAGGAGGTCCTTTCACTACAGTTCCACGACTTCGAGCAACTTATAAAAAATATTAAAAAAATCAGTTGACTTTTTGCCTCTCTGAGTATAAAATAATAACACCCAAACCTACACAGAGAGGAAAAAAAGATGTTTATGCCAAACGACCAAACGACTCTCAAATCAGCAGTGTTTCATACTGCCTATTGTTTTATTCAACCACAACCTCGATTGCTACCCTTACGTTACTCTGTAGGTACAATACATACCCTGAGTAATTAACATACAGCTACGAATGACTCGTAGGTGTATCACGAGAACTATTTATTATTTTACTTTATTGAGGAGGATGCATGTCACAAATCCAACAGGCTCAGCCAACAAAGCGAACGATCCAAAGGACAGCGCTGAATGTACAGCAGAAGGCCGAATGTGTAAGGCTAATGCAAGTAACAGAAACAAGGGTTAATCAGTACTGCAGAAAATATAAATCTGCGCTAATTGAGCCTGACGATATGAAACAGTATCTGCATTTTATCTTGGTGGATCTGGTAGCCAGGACATCCACGCGTTATCCAAACGGACAGGTCCCTGATAACCTAGCTTTTAAGGAAC